TAATGATGGTTGTACCTGATGCAACGTTAGCGAAACCCTCAAGCCAGATAGATGTTGTGTCTGTGTGTATTGCACGGATACGCATACCAGGTAAGAACGCCCCAACGTTAGCGACAGTCCAAGTGTGTAAACCTAAGACAACTGGGATGCTTGATGTAGAACTTACACCTGTATAACCGACACCGTTAGTTCCATTAGTTCCATTAGTTCCATTAGTTCCAGCAGGACCTGTTAGACCGGTCGGACCCTGAGACCCTTGAGGACCCTGTGGACCAGTAGCACCCTGAGGACCCTGCGCTCCACGCGCAAAATACACTTGAGCATAAATTGAATCTGGGACAACTATCTTTACGATCATCTAACTATCTCTGGAGTTACGAGGACCTGTCCTCTAGCCAATGTCAAAACCTTGCTGGTTGAAGTCTGTGTCAGCTCGATGGCATAAACATAATCAGTCTTAGTCAGCAACGATGTCTGTGCAGGTGTCAAACTAAAGTTCACGCTGTTATCAGAAGTGTTCACAGTTGGAGTTATGTCGATGATTGCAGCAGTCGATGGGTTCTCTCTAATCTGCAACTTCGCGGTAAACCCTGTTAAAGCAAAAGCAACACCGTCAGCATCAGTAGGGTAAAAGGAACAGTCGCCAGCAACGCTAGGAAAAGTAGATCCAGCGAGAATCTCCAAATCAAACTTGCCATCAGTAACCGTGTAGGTTTCACTCACTTACAGATTCCTCGACCTCAACAGTTTCCTCAACAACTTCGACAGTCTCAACGACTTCGCCAGGTGATGGGAATGGTGCCCAGTCAGTAGTTACTTTAGGTGCTAGAACCGGTGTTTTAGCCATTATTTATCCTTTACTATCTTGTCGAACATAGACTTTAGTTTGGTGTATTCCTTATGTAGATTCAAATACTTATCACGCCATTGGTCAAGTTCATCCTTTAGCGTGGCGATTTCATCTCTCAACTGTTTATTATTCTCATACATCTCAGCTCGAAGTCTCTGCTCCAGGCTAATGGACTGAAACCGCCTATTAGTTAGGTACTTGAACAAGCTTGAAACGCTAGTGCCACCCACAATGCCAGACAACAAATAAACCCAAATCTCAGTAGTCATTAGATTCCCCTCCAAAGTCCGATGCTCAAATCCCAGTGGTCTGGAGTTATGTTATGCACCATGCGACTGATAATGTAGCGTTCCTCAATAGTGTCAAACTTGACCTGTAATGAATCCCCGATGTCCTCTTGCAGAACGTCACTAACATTACCGTCAGGTCGGATTACCTTGGCATTCACGGATCTAATACTCCTAGGGTTAGCAGCGTTAGATACCTCAGTGGCCCAAGTAGCGTAAGTGCTTCCCGTAGTTGGTTGAAACTCAATGTCAAAGAATGCTGTTTGGCGACCATAAGCAGATACAGAGGCAGAGTTAGTTACGGTAGTCGAGATGCCTGTGACTGGACTAGTTACTTTCACCTGGTTAGCGATACCGTCAGACACGTAGCCCAGATTTAGGTTTTCCATGCACACATGCAGATTTGATGTTGAATGAACATTAGAGACAGTTAGGTTTAGAGGGTCGAATGGATAACCAGCAATAGTGTCGACATCTGACCTAGTCAGGTATCTCATGCCAGAGTTACGTGTCGCATAAAGCCATCCAAGCTCAGCATCGAGAAACTTTTCAAACAATTCGCCAGATGAGATTTCTATATAATCCTGTGCATACTGGAACGTGGTTGAACCACCAGACAAAGTTTGAGCTTGGCTATATCTAGAATCTATACCTGTGATTGCTGTACCTAGTTGATTCATCAGGTTTTTATAGGAGCGACCAGAACCCGATGGAACTGTAAACAAAGCAATTTGAGTATTTAGTGCAATACGGTTCATGTCCTGAGCAGTGATAGTTATCTCTAACTGTTTAGCCTCGATAATGTATTGCATCTCAATGTTCTGAATGAAACCCTCAAACACTGAATCCCAAAGACCAGCACTTAGATACTGAATCCTAAATCTCTGGTTGCTCGCATAGTTAGGTCCACTAAGTAGGTCTGAGAGACTGGACTTCATTAGACGAACCTCAGCTACACCAACATTAGGTCTAGCCAACACAGACTGCTCAATGTCTATGCCACGATCTATGTTTACTTCAAAACTGTCTGCCTCAACGCTGTTCCAAGTTCCAGCAGGTTTCTCATATTGAATACGTAAGTCTGTCTTGATGTCAAATGGCATTAGCCGACCAGGTACTTTCGCTTGGTTTGTTTCTCGTATTTCTGAATCTCACGAATAATGTCTGAGGCAGATACTACAGATTTGTTTATGTTGATTTCATAAGTGGCAGAAGTAGCCATAGCCTGTTGCGCTCCAACCTGTGCACCTGTGTCATACAGTGATCCACGAAGTTTGAGATACTCAGACAACTTGCCTGAACCTAGTAAGCCTTTAGCAACAATGTTTCCCTGAGCTGGACCCATGCCCACAATTTCAGAGATAACAGATTCATCTGCTCCAGCCTTACGAAGTCTTGCAATGTTTTGAGCGAAACCTTTAGCAGCCTCAACGATTCTTTTCAGCTTGCGAATAACCACATCCACGTTGAACACGGACTGCTCATCTTTACCAAAAGTTCCAAAGGCTAAACCAATAGCATCTCTAAAGTTTTCAGCAGTCTTTTTAAGTCCAGCAATTTTGTCTTGTAACGCCTTTTTCAAATCATCAGCAGCCTTTAGGGTCTTTTCTTTAGCAGCCGCAATATTGTTATCAAGTTCTGTCTGGTAAGGGTTCTCGGTAGGAATGTAAAGGTCATCTGGCTGACCATCTACATAATCCTCTTGCGCCTCAGTAGCGTTTATCCAAGCCTCAGCTAAGAATCCAACAGCAACCGCGATAGCACCAATACCAGTAGAGATTAAAGCAACCTTTAGAGCCTTAGTCGCGACAGTGGCAGCAATAACTCCAGCACGGTAAAGAGCAACGATGCCAGTGGTAACAGACCAGCCAAGACGTAAGACAACTAATGCTGCAACTCCAGCCTTGATGTAAGTGATGTTGTCGATAATAAATCTTGTAGCAGTCGCAATTGCTTGACCCATCGACACAAACAGATTCACAATTTGTTGCAAATTCTTTTGACCATCAGGACTGGTTATGTAGGCAGTAAACTCCTCCAATGCTGGCAGTAACGCTGCACCGATGGTTTCTTGAATCTCAGCAAATACGAGTTCTAACTTTTTATATGGATCTAAGTCTGCTGCTTTTTCAGCTGCACCATCAAATCCACGTTCCACATCGCCTAAGACATCGCCAGTCAGTTTTAGACCAGGCACCAGTTTCTTTAGAGCACCCTCATTACCGTTAAATGCCTTGCTCAACGCTGACGTTACAGAACCTAAGTCTTTACCGGTCGAGGCACTAACATCCAGAGCAGCGTCTAGAAGTCTTTGACCTCCAGCAAGGGAACCTGTGGCACGCACAGCTGTGGCTAGAGCAGGTCTAAGTTCATCGTCTAGAACAGCGGTCTGTAACTGTGTTTTCTTTATGTAAGACTCTGCACCAGCAATAGCAGATGAAGTCGCTCCAACAGTTTTCTGTAATGACTGAGCTAGTAGTCCCTGAGACTTACGATCATCAGAAGCGGCTTTAGTTGCTTGCTTGAGACCAGATGTAAGAGTTGCTAAACCTAAACCAAGACCCAGAGCACCCAGTGACTTGTTCATGGTTCGACCCACGTTGTCAGCAATTCTGCCAAACTTCTTTAAGTCATTACCCATGACAGCAGTCGTCTTAGATAAGTTATTCTTACCTATAAAATTGACGACTAAATTCGTTGCCATCAGCCAGTTCCTTTATCTCGTAGAGCATCTATTACAGCCCGATATTCCCTGAGAGTCATGGACCTGACTTCTGTCAGACTTAGACCTGCATGGACAACCATGAACGCTGTGCGCTCGGCTGCTATATCTGCGACTATTCTTTTGGGTCGTTCTCACCTGCAAACAATGCATTAGCCTCAGTCATTGAGAGGTTACCTGCCTGTTCTAAAGTGAAGTTTGGGTCAATTCTTTTTTTCATAATCCAAATGATTGCTTTCATGGCTTTTCCTTTAGCCTGTCCAGCATCCATCAGCTGGTCGATAGACGAACCTGTAATAAGCTCAATCTGCTCGACCTCGTTTAGTGTCAGTGATTCAAAGTCAAATGCATTGGTGGTCATTATTTGCTCCCTGGTAATCGGTTTATGTAATCCTGCATTAAGCGATCATACGTTTTGAATATTTCATCCTTAGTGTAACCCAGTGCCTCACTAAAAAATGGCTGTGGCTTGATGCCTCTATAACTTCCAACTTTAAGTTTCGATTTGGTTCGAGCTCCTACATACAACCATCCCCAGTGAATCGGGTTAGCGTAAGGGATAAGTGAACCTGAAACTTGGACACCTCCACCCACAGTCAATCTGCGAGTTTTAGCGGCACCCTTTAGAGCACCAGTTTTGACTGGAATTAACGGACGTGCTCTGTTCAGCAAGATTTGCGCGGCCTCTTGACCAGCATCCTTGATGACAGAATTATCAGCACCTAACTCTTGCATAGCCTTAATGGCTAGACGTAAGTCACCAGCGTCAATTCCAGTCTCCACTAGAGAACTAACTAGGCAGCAGTTTTTAGGGTTAGACCGTAGTAAACCGGAGGTGTAGTTGATGGTGTGTGTACAGCGTTCTTTACAGTCAAAGTCACAGAGAACTTTACAACTTCACCTGAGGTCAGGCTTAGAGGTGGCAACTGGTCAAAGATGACTGTACCTGTGTAGTGAGGCTGTGTTGTTGATGGAGTTGCGTTACCCTGTGGTGCGATGGTGAATGCAACCTCAGTGCCGAAGTTAGCCCACAGTAGGCGGTAAAGGGAGGCAGTGTCACCTGAGCTTGTTCCGTCAATTTGTAGTTTCCATTCGCCACCAACACGAACCTCACAGAATGACTGGACATCGCCAGGAGCATCGTTGAGAGTTAGTTCGATTAGGTTAGCGTCACAGTTGTATTCAGTTGAAGCAATTTTGAAACCAATGTTAGTGGCTTTGATTCTTGTTGATGCTGGCATCAGATTTTCCTTTGTTTAGAGAGTGATGGATAGATCTAGGTTTATTTCACTGGCAAGATACTCAGCGTTATTTGCAGCTAATCTAAATGGCGGGTTTACAGTCTTTAGGACTACATACCCTAATTTTGAAACAGCGTTTACCGTGTCAGCGATTAGTTCATCTAGTGCCAAAGTAGCCTCCTCGTTAGTTGCAGTGCTTGCAACCAGAGTCAGGTTTAGACCTAGACGGTATTCGTTTCCAACAGTTTCAGGTGCCAGGTACGGACTGCCAGAAGTAACAATAACAATTGGTGGAACTATACGCTCTGGAACATAGTCCAAAACTTCTAGTCCAGCGTTAGTCAAGTCCAGAGCGAACTCTGCCTTGCTTGCTGTTATCTCGTTGCTCACAGTCCCGGTCCTGTAAATGGTAGGAGCATCTCACGTGCAGCATTCATTGGATCCTTAGCAATACGAACAGTAGTTCCAAGGTCAGCAAATTGTGCTACACCGTTAGGTGCAGACCTACGATGAAACAGCTCAGAGGCACATGAGAGAACAGCAGAATCTAGTACATCGGTAGGTACGCGACCTGAACCGACAAACTTGGCAACCATCTGATTAGCAGACGCTAAACATGAATCGACAAAACTAGATACTTCCTTAGTTCCAACATACGCTCTGAACTGTTCCACCGTTACAGCCATGAGTTATTAGGCTCCAGTGTTTAGCTTGACAATTGCACCCTCAAACGGAACAGCAACAGCTGCATAACCGTAAACAGAGTAAGTGTCCTGCAACTTGGTGACATCGGTTGAACTTAGGCGTGTAGGGTTACCGCTTGATTCGTAAGTTGTCAATGCAGATGAGTGAGCCAAGTAAGC